GTGACAACTACGAAACAGCAAGACCAAGCATACGGAATTATGTTGCAAAAGCGGCTGATTGATATGAGGATGAGCCAAAAAGATTTGGCAAAAAAAGTTGGGCTTGACCCCAAACGAATAAGCGATATTGTCCGAGGTACACGAGCATTACCAAAATACCGTGATAAGATTAACGAGATACTGGGTTTAGATGAAACGGACTTGCTTCTTATATTAGAAAGGGGTACAACCCTATGAAAACATTTGACCTAACAAAACTGGTGAATACAAAACCTATATGTTTATTAGCCACAAACACCTTTGAAACAGCTTGGATGTATGCAGACCTTGCGCCGCATCTTACCAATGAGAAGTTGGCTGTGGATTATTTAGAAGTTATCAAAAAACCTTACGACCTACCACCCGCAGAACAATCAAGTCATCATCATACAATTGCAACCGCTCTGCTCCAAGAAGCCGTGAGGCGAGGTATTGTTGATGAGATTGAGGGTTTGAGGTAGGTGCACCTTCTTGATAAACGCAGAGTGGCAGACCCTGTTACTAAAATTTAAGGAGGTGTCTTATGAATAGGCTACAGCAAAGAGTTGGTAGGAACGGCATCAGAATTGATGGTCGTTGGTACTGGCATAGTGAGCTTTTGTTATACCTCGGCTTTGATGTTGGTGTTGGTTGTGATGGTGACTTAGTGCAGGTTTTTTACAAAGAAAAAATTATTCACTCTGGTCATCTTCATCAACCATAAATTCATCTGGTGCTGTGAGTTCTCCATCTATCTCCATCTCTAAACTTTCCGTCAACCTTGCCCTTAATATTTGGTCGTATCTTTCATTAACCTCGAGCGGGTCAACAATGCCTTTCTCGGATAGAGTGAAAAGGAGAGCAAGAGCGAGATAATCATTGCCATACATCTTGTTGGCGATTACCTCAAACAAAGGACTGGATAGCAAGTGTTTTTTATAGGCTTCGGCATCAATGGCTTTATTGGACACAATTTAACCCCCCTAAAGATTTATGGGTAATTATAACACATTTTCATCAAAACCACAAGGGTTTTAGAGAAATTAAACGCAGAGTGACAGCCCTTTGGGCTGGTAATGCGGCATGGCGGGTCACAAGCCCCGCACTAATTTATACGCATTTGAGGGGGGATATTATGCGATTGTTTGAAAAGGGAGATATGTTTGAGCTTGCGGGTAAGTCGGATTATAAGGTGATTTTTGCAAATGACGATTACTTCGTTTGCTGCCCTGTAAGCCAAGCTACAAAAGAAAGGGGCGTGGAGTTTTTAACCCACTTGCCCGAGATTTACTCCAACAAGGGGTTGCTCCACGAAAAATACTGGGTAAAGCGGTTAGAGCCTTATGGCGGAGCATTCCAAGAGGTGCGGGTGTTATAGTTGCAGATATTCCAGAAATTCTGCAGAATTAGCTTTTATGGCGTAAATGCTGTAGTATGATGGTTGGTTAAATCCGATGTTGGTATGTATCTGAACCACTTTGTAATGGTCGTTACCGCCTTTTGAAAACCGCTCACCTACGTTCGGTATCCTCTCTAGGTCGTACTCGCCCAAATATTGCCACTCTTTACCTTCGGCAACTGAAATTCTTGCCCTCATATTTTCACCCCCTCGGCTTGTGACCTGTATTCTCACAAGTGCATTATACCACAAGCTGGGGTGGATGGATAGAGGGAAACGCAGAGTGACACGCCTTCGGGCGTGGTAATGCGGGAGAGCAGGTCACAACCCCTGCCGCAACAAAAGAAAGGAGGTGGCGTATGGCTGCCGTGGCGTTACTAACAATGACTGAAGTGGCAGAGCTTGAAGGTGTCCACCGCACTTCTATTTTAAGGCGTGTTGAAACCAACAAAATTCAAGCTATAAAATCTGAAACAAGCAACGGTCGGCGTGGCTACGAATACCGCATATCCCTTGACCAACTATCCGACAAAGCTAGGCGCAAATACTACGAGCAACAACGCCAAAAAGCAGGAGAATTGTTGGCGGGTGCGGGTGTTGGTGATGGTGGTGCTGTTAATGCGGGGTCGGTAGGTTATGGTGTAGACGGCGGACAAACCACCCCATCCGCGCCCAGCAGGAAGGCTAGTGGGTCAATTGTCCCAACCCGCAAAGAAGCAGTCGGTGACCTAACCCTAACAGGCTTAACCGCCACCCAACGCGCAGACGTAGATTTCTGGCTTGCCATAATTAAAGATTACAACCTTTACATATCAAACTGCTATAAAAACACAACCACCGCCACCAAGGACTTTGTGGCAACACTTACAGAGAGATACCCCGACCGCTCTATATCAGAGCGAACCTTACGCCGCAAGGTGAAGGATTATAGAGAAATGGGGGCGGTTGGACTGGCTGATTTAAGGTTGCAAAACAAATTGAAGGGGTCAACCGTGCTTAATGAGATTGCGTGGAGTGCATTTTTGCAATATTGGCTTGACGAGGCTCGCCCATCGGTGACTGTGTGTTATAAAATTGTGGGGGACTTCCTGCGGTTGGAAGGTAGAAAGCACCCAGAGCTTTTGGAATTGTTGCCTTTGCCAGATGTGTCCGCTGTATATAGGCAAGTTAAAAAACTACCCCATCCTGTTGTGCAATTCTACAGATACGGCAATAAAGCTTATTCTGATGATTGTGAGCCATATTTAGAGCGAGATTATGAAGGTCTTGACAGTAATGAGGTTTGGTCTGCTGATTATCACACGCTAGACTTTTCTGTAAAGTGCGACAAAACAGGAAGTGTATTCCGCCCATACTTGTGTGCATGGATTGACGTTAGAAGCCGCAAGATTGTTGGTATGTCACTTCGTAAGTCTGCTGATAGTGATGGGGTGGTTATCGCCTTTAGAAAAGCGGTTTCCAAGTACGGCATACCCAGCATATTCTATGCCGATAATGGTCGGGAGTTTGCAACCCATGACTTTGGTGGGCGCGGTAGGCGTAAATCTAGCCAGAAAACCATGGCAGAGGTCGGGGAGAGCATCCTATCACGCTTGGGGGTTGTAATGCACAATAGCCAAGTGGCGAATGCCAAAGCCAAGGCAATAGAGCGGTTTTTTGGAGAGATATGCCGTAACTTTTCAAAGTTTGTGGGAACATATCTTGGCGGCACACCCGCTGACCGCCCAGAGCGTATGCGAGGGGATTTACGCAAAAAAGACAACACGCCTCTATTTTCTGAGGTACAAAGCCGGCTGGAAGCCTATATCGAAGGTTATTATAACAACCAACCCAGCAATGCCAAAGGGTTAAAGGGTTTAAGTCCAAATGATTGTTGGCAACAAAACCTTGTTATTAAGAAAACTGCCACCAAAGAACAGCTTGACCTTCTAATGCTAAGAAGCGGCAAGCTTCAAGAAGTTAAGCGTAATGGCGTGTATGTTGATATTAGTGGTGAAAAGGTTTGGTTCTACTCCACCGAGCTTGTTACCCAGTATATGAAGCACAAGGTATATGTGCGGTATAATCCAGATGACTTGACTGTTGCTCATATTTACGACAATAAAGAGCGTTATATCTGCGAAGCTGCTATGGTTGTTAAGGGTGATTATAACTTTGGTGTTACTGATGCGGACGGTGTGGATGGTGAAACTTCCAAAACCACCGAAGCCATAAAAGAGCTTAACCGCAATAAAAAAGCGCAGAAACAGGTTGTTACGGACTTTATGGGGCGGCATAAAAGTAATATCAAAGTCAAGCCAGCTATGGACGTTATTCAAGAAGTCGCTTTGGAACGTATGGCAGATATGGCAGAATATAGCGAAACTGCTGACTACATCTATCAACCCCTTGAATTTTCAAAACCCCAGAAAGTTGTGGGAATTGATGACTGGGACAAGGTAGATATTGGACTTATGGCAGAAAATGCCGCTAAATCAAAAGCTAGAAAACAAAGTTATAAATTATAAACAAAAGAAACAGGAGGGTATGTTATGAACCTAAGAGAAAAGGTTAAATCCTACATTGAGGAAAATGCAATTAGCCAATCAAAATTTGCAAACTTGGCTGGCGTTAATACTGGTGCGCTATCATCATGGCTTGGGGACAAGTACAAAGGCAACAACGAAAAGGTGGAGCTACCCATTGCCAACTTCTTTGATAAGCAGGGCGAGCGGTCGGAACAAGCCACCATTGATGGAATTGCCTTTGCAGAAACTGGCATAAGTAAACGTGTTGCTGATACCCTTAACTACTGCCGCACTCAAAATATCATTGGCTGTATATATGGTGATGCTGGGGTTGGCAAGACTGCCACCACCAGAGAATGGGCAAAGGACAAAACAGATGTCATCTATATAACTGCTACAGTTGCAAACTGCAACCCAAAGCCATTTTTTAAGAAACTGGCAAAAGAGCTTAAAACCACAAGGACAGGACAACTTGACGATATTTACAGCGAGGTTGTAGAAAAACTGGCAACCACATCAAAGACCATTATCATTGATGAAGCCCAGCACCTTGTCCTAAAATCTCTTGAATTAGTGCGTAGCCTTAATGATGAAACCCAAACAGCCATTGTGCTAATAGGCAATGACAAAGTTTACAGCAAGCTCTTAGGCAAGCAACAAGCCGAGTTTGCCCAGTTGTTTTCAAGAATAGGAATGAAATTGTGTGTGCTTACTGATAACTTTGGGGCAGGTGATATTAAATCAGTTTTTACAGACCGCCTTGAAGATGATGCCAGCAAATTTATTTTATCCATTGCCAAAAGCAAGTACGGCTTGCGAGGTGCAATAAATGTGTTTATTAATGCCAGCAACAACGGCAATACAAGCAAAGAGGGTCTACAGGTTATTGCCGCCAGTATGGGGATACTGGCATAGCACAGCAAACACCACAAACCGCTATGGGGATAGCGTGAAACATTGGTGTCGTAACCATAAGACCCACTTAACTTGAAATTGTATCGAAACATATTTATATTTTACCAAAACAAGAGCCGAAAATCAATGAATTTTTGGCTCTTTTGTAAAAAATGTTCTTTGAAATGGATTAAAATGCGTGTTAAATGGCGTTTATACCGTGTTTATGCGGGGCTTTTAAGGCGGACGACAAATACAAGCCACGCATTGCAAACCATTTTTAAGCCGTATATATGGCATTTACACATCATTTATAAGTATTTTATGAAAGCGAGGATTACATATGAAAATAAAACTAAGACACATTGCAGCAGGGCTATTTGTTCTGGCTTCTTGGGTGCTAACCCCTATGGCTGTTACTTACTCATACCATGCGAGGGGTTATCTGGCTTATGGTGGGGAGTGGCTTATTCTACTTTTTGGGATGGCTTTGGCTCTTGCATCTTTAGAGGTGGGCAAGGCATGGGATAAATGGGTTATGAACCAAGAAATAAACCGAAAAGCCCAATGCGAAAGAAGAAAACAAAACGCCATTGCGAGGGCTAAACGCGAAAGCCGTGACAGACTTAGAGTCAATATGGAAGAGATTGAAAGGGGTTTGGGTGATGGCAGCGAAAAAGGTTTAGGTACTGGCGGTAATACCAAAAACGACCTTGATTTTGAGCTTGAGGGTGGTGCTTATGGACAGAAATAAAATATACCGCCAAATCTATGGCTTTGCCAAGGAGCTAGGCATTGACAAAGAGGAACTATATGCAGTTTTATGGCGTGAAACCCAGAAAGATAGCATGAAACTTTGCACTGATACCGAGCTTAGGGCAGTTGTGGATTATCTAAAATTGCAAAAAGACACCACAGACCTTGGGGAGCGTGGGGCATCTGCTGCCCAACTTAAAAAGATTGTTGCCCTTGGTTATGCTATGGATTGGGATAAAGATGATAATGGTAATTATCAAAAAGGCTTGTTGGACAAGCGGTTAAATGGGCTTTGTGAAAAGCAATACAAGGTTAGCGCATACAAGTGGCTGGATAAAGAAGGGGCTTGGGCGTTTATTGAAACTTTGAAAAAGCTGAAAGTTAAGCAGTCTAAGCAACCCAAACAACCCAAGCAGGGCGAGTGTGAGCCAAAGGCACAAGCCTACAAGAAAACCAGTAACACCCAGCCAAGACAACAAAATAAAAATAAAATGGCTGTATCAGCCACATAGGAGGATATTATGGCAATTATGTTTGATGCAAGTACAGAGGCAACATTATTAGAAAAGGTCGCTGCCATGGACACACAGGATACAAATGTCGTTTGGTTGGTGGACGCTCTTGCTGATTTAAAGGACAAAAAGGAAGAGATATGCAAAGTTTTTGACCATGAAATAAACAAGCTAGAAACTGAGCTTATGAGCCGTGGACTTCGTCAGCTCGAGGACAAAAAAATCAAGCACACCACCTTCAAGGGCAACCGTGCCAGCATTACTGTCGGAATGACAAGAAGCCTTAAAGTCCACAATGCCGACAATCTTAGGAAAATCGTAAGCGAGCGGTGGCAAGATGAGATTAAAACTAAAGACCCCGCCCACTCGGTTGCGGCAGACTTTGGCAGAGCCTTGGCTAGTTTGTATCTTGGGGACTACATATCGGAAATGACTTTGGCAGACCTTTTGTCTAAAGGGTTGACCTTTGGAAACAAAGCATACACCCCTACCAAAGACAACCTAAATCTTCTCATCAAAAAACTAAAAGGCGAATATGACAAGGACAAAGAGCTTTTTGAAGGTGTTTTGGGCGTGGCTCTTGAAAGCGAGATTGACGAGGAGCTATATTTCATCAGTCAAATCAAAAACTGGGAACGAATACGCAAATACTTCTCCCAAGATGAGGCAATGCAAGTGAAGCGAGATATTAAAAATGGGATTTTTGTTTCTGAAACGGTGCGGTTGACCATGCGGCAGTAAGCACCGCCGCCGTCCATCAGCGACCACCAACCCACCACACATCTAAGCCCAAGATAAACAACTACCCAAAATCACAGAGCGGAGGTGACTTATGCGCAATACCTATAATAAACCCAGCAACCACAGTAACGTCAACAGCCACAACAACCCAAGTAACCCTAACAGGCACGATAATCGCACAAACCCCAGCACAAACCCAAACCCCCACAACCTCATAACTGCCGATGACATACCCCAGCCATATAGTGCATTGCTGGAAGTCCTAACTGTGGATGAGATTATAAAGCTATCAAACGCCATCAGCGGCATTAGAGTATATTTCAAACGCGGAAGTCTTGAAGAAACAAAAGCCTTTGACATTATCAGTGAGTGCATAAGTTACTCCAAAGCCGTGAAGTTATGCCGCATATATGCTGGGGAACACATCTATTTCACAAGCCTTGACCATATACGCACCCAAAAACTGCATGAAACCATAAAGGCAGAATTTAATGGGTACAACACCATGACATTAGCATTGCGATATGGTTATAGCGAGTATTACATAAATTCTATAGTTAATGGCAGGGGTGGTAAAAAAGCAAGCCAGCCCATGGAGGGGCAGATTGGTATTGATGAGATGCTGTAACTGCAATAGATATAGCTATGCCAAATTTATCCATTTCATCTTTTGCAAAATGGTTTGCTGTAAATAGCCTATAAAGTAATATATAATAAAGCCAGCGGGGTTATCTTGCTGGCTCTTTACTTTTCGGGTCATGCCTAGCACTTCGCTTTTGAAACCGCGCTTGACAGAAACATTGTTGAAGCCTTGCCTTGCACATTACTTTCAAGGCAACAACCGCAGAAAGTGTAAAAAAATATATTTTCAAGAACATTTGGCTTGAAAATAATTCGTCACGCCCATGTGGCGTTGACAAAAAAGGGAACTTTTGCACATTTCAAGGCAATCTAAGAACCGTATCAGAGAAATTTGGAAATCTTTAACTATAAAAAAACAAAAATAGAAAAGGGGGGGCGGGATAGTGGAAAGCAAGGTTAATAAAAAATCCCAAGCCGAAAGGCTATTTTTTGTTGATAAAAAGACCATAAAAGAAATATCTGTAAGCATGGGATTGTCAGTTAAAACCGTGGGCAAATATCTCCGCTCTCATCCCGATTATATCATAGAAAAAGCAAGGCGGCAGTCTAGCAAGCGAAACCACCGCAAAAGCTATCAAAGGAACTGGATGGAACAAAAGCGGACAACTGGTCGGCTTGGATGTAATGAAATTGAAAAGGCAATTCTAAAAAGCCAACACCACAGGGATGTTGCTACACTTAGCCATGAGCGTATTTATTAAATGTTTGTGGCTTTTTATTTTTAGAGTATTTTTAGGACTTAGCTTGTCCGTGAAAAAAATAACACCCGTTCACGAAAGGGGGGATTTGAGCCGTGGCAAATAAAAACAACGCTAAACAAGGGGAAAACAAGGGCAAAACTGCCGCAAGCAACAAAGGCAAGGGCAAGGCAACCACCAATGTCAAGGGTAATGGCAAGACCGCCAGCAACAAAGGGGCTGGTGCGGCGGGCGGTCACGCTGGTAATTCTGGTGGTCGTGCTGGTAGTGGCAACACCTTTAAGAAATACCGCACCAACCGCAAAATTGACCATATTAGCCCCAAGTTAAAGGAAAAACTGGATGCCAAACTTTCCGACCCCAGCAACACCTACAAAAAGATAACTGAATGGCTTAATAAAGAACTTATCAAAGCAGGGACAACGCTGGATGACGAACCCCTTCAGATAAGCTTATCTTCTGTGGGGCGTTATGCCATGCGTACCAAAAAAATGGCACTTAGGATGCACGAAACCATAGAAATGACCCGTGAAGTTATACGCTTTGCGCAACAAAACCCAGATGAGAACCTAAATGAGGTCGCTTTGCAAATGGCGATAGCTGGCTTGACAGAAAAAATCATAACAGCCGACTATGAGGATATAACTGATGCAAAAGCCGTGGAATTGATTGCAACAATCAGCCGCACCAAAGCCTACAAGGACAGGGTGTATGCCAACATTAAAAAAGATATTGAAAAAGGCTACGACCGATTTTTGAAGTGTATCACGGAATTTATCCAAGCCCCCAATGAAAAAGCCAAAGCAAAAGCTGGCAGGGTGCTTATGAAGCGTTATGGTATTGACCCAGAGCAGTTAGACATGGGTGATGATATTGGCTCTAAGCGACTGCTGGGGCTTTTTACTGAGTTTAGAAAGGTTATCACCAATCCCTTGCCAAGGCATAAGGACGAATAACCAGACTGAGTAGTCACGGACAACAATAGATTATGAGCCACATTTTAAAGGAGGTGAATGACCTTGAATATACCAGCCCCACCCTCTATAAACCAACACGAATATATACAAAGGTCATTTACCAGCCGCTACAACGTGGCAGAGGGCGGTGTTCGTGGTGGCAAAAACATCACAAACGCCCTTGCTTTTTGTCTTGCCTTAGAAGACCATCCCGACAAAATTCATCTAGTGGGCGGGTATGACGTGGGCGCGGCAGAAACTGCTATTATTGAAGCTAATGGTTATGGGGTGGAGAATTACTTTTACGGTCGCTGTAGGCGCGGCAAGCACAATTCAAACCCTGCCTTGTTTGTAAAAACGGTAACTGGTGAAAAAATCATAATCATTGCGGGGCTTGGCAACAGCAAGTCTGCTGATAATATCGCTGGTATGTCTGCTGGTATGGTTTATATTACAGAGGTGAACCGTTGCCACCCAGATGCGGTGGAGATGGCAGTCCAAAGATTGCTGGCAAGTAGCAGCCCAAAGTTTTTCTTTGACCTTAACCCAAAACCAGAGGGGCATTGGTTTTACACAAATATTTTGAATGTATGGGAACAAAAGCAAGCCGAGAACCCAAACTTCGGGCTTAACTACGGACACTTTAATATCTTTGACAACATGAGCTTGACACAGGAGCAGGTCTTGTCCGCTTTAGAGGGTTACGACAAAGCCTCGGCAAGATACAGGCGGGATATACTCGGCAAACGCATTGCCTTGGAAGGTCTTGTCTACCCCATGTTTAACAAAGATTTTCATGTTGTGCCTAATATCGCGCGCCCTTATGAAAAGTTTTGGATTAGTGTTGACCCTGGTACATATAACGCTTTTGTAGCTCAGTTGTGGGGACTTGCAAATGGGGTTTATTACCTTATAGACGAATTTTACCATAGCGGTCGTTATGAAAACTTCCTAAAAACAGCGGTTGAATACGACAAAGAGCTGATAAAGTTGGCTGGTGGTCGTAAGATTGAGAGTGTAATTATTGACCCAGAGGATGCTGGATTTGTCGCACAAGTGCGAAAAAGTAAGCGTTTTTTTGTTAGGAAAGCCAAAAAGGACGTGCTGGCTGGGATAAATGATGTAAGCGAAGCTTTGAGGACAGGACTTGTTAAAATTTGTGCAAACTGCACCCATACCATTAAAGAAATGGGGATGTATCGCTGGAACGAAAAATCCGTGGATAGCGATAAACCCATTAAGGAAGATGACCATTGCATGGATGCTATGAGGTATTTTGTGTTTACTCAAAAGATTTTACGTCAAGCGAATAAATCCAAGCTCTGGGGGCGTGACCTTAGCTAACTGCTAAACGGCGGGGGAGGCATTGGACGTTATGACCCGCCCCACACTACGACCATAAGGAGGTGAGAATTTTTGAAAAACTACCAAGCCCTACAAGAGGCAATGCGAACAGGTACACTAACGACATTTGCTAAATCTACCGTGGCAAGTTATGTGTCCTCGAAAGAATACCTTACCATGCAGGAAAACGATAAATATTTCGGTGGTGAAAATCCATTTTTATCACAGGTTGCCAAGGATGTGGATATTGGAGGAAATGACCTGCGAAAAATAAAAGTAAGCAGTGAATTTTTGAAGTTGATTGTAACTCACGTAGTCAATCGCCTGTGGTTTTATCCTGTAAACTTCGACACGGTAGAAAATGGACAGGAAAGTATCTATAACAAGTTGGGTGGAGATGACTTCCAAAACACAGCCAAAGACATTGCAACTTTTGCAGCGGTGCATGGGGTATGTTATGGTTTCTGGGGTGGAGAGTCGTTACAGATGTTCAAGGCAACGGAATTTATGTGGTTTGCATGCAGAAATACAAGCAAATATCTGGCAGGGCTTAGATTTTGGACTGAAGCAGATGGCACACAAGTTTTTCAATTGTTCGAGGTGGATGGATGGCAAGAGTGGCGATTGGAGAGTAAGTCAAGCACCGAAACCATAACAATACCCAAAGCACCCTACATACAACATAGATATACAAACCAAGCAGGGGCAGACAGACTTGTTGGTGGTGAAAACTTTGGAGTGTTGCCCATTATCCCCATGTATGTAAATGCCAATAAATCCAGCGAAAACACCCCTGCAATTAAAAGCAAGATTAACTTGTATGATGCTCTTTGGACAAGTTATGGTGATGACATACTGGCAAAACGGTTTTTGTATTGGATTATACAAGGGCTTGGCGGTGATGCGGAAGCACTTCAAAATCTTATCAAAACCGCAAAAGATACTGGCATCTTAGCACCAGATTATGCCGATGATGTGAATGTTGATGCAAAAATCCTAGACATACCCTTCGAGTCCCACATGGCAAACCTTGAGCAGTTAGAGCGTGAAATTTATCGTGATGCCCAGATAATGCACCCTGCAAGCATTGTTGGCGGCTCACTTACCAATGTGGCAATCAAAACAAACCAATCCAGTGAAAATGTAAAGATTGCTGGGGTGGAGCGTTATGCTAGGGAGTTTATCAGAGGGCTTTTGAAAGTGGCAGGTTTTACCAGCCGCCGTGTTGAGTTTAAACATCATACGGTTTCCAATGATGACGAGATTAGCAAGCGGATTGTTGCTCTAATCGACCGTGTTCCAGAAGCCAAAGAAGTGCTGTTAGAACTTGAGCCGCTAATATCCCCCGAGATGTTAGAGCGGATACTTGATGCCAGCTGGACTTTTGATGTGGGCATGGATGGCATGGGCGATATGCCAGAGATTAAAAATAAAGATGAAGTTATAAGGCTTATCTCAATACTTAAAAAGGTTATTGAAAAAGCTGGAGCTTTAGGGTCTAATAGTGCTGATGGGGAGTGATAGACTATGGACAGGGAAACCACCCACCGCCTAGCACAATTAGAACGGCGTTTAAACACCGTTTATAACAACGCCCTGCAGACCGCTTTTGAACGTGAACAAAAGGCACTCGAAAGGTTTTTAACCACAACCCCAACAGATGCCAACCACGCCCGTTACCTCGCCTTCCAGCGAGGGCGTACTGCTGAAATGGTAAGCAGCATCAGCACAGAGATTGCAAATGTAAATGTGATAGCGGGGCAGATGATAAACAGTGAAGCCCTTAATGCTTTTACAAGGGGTTATACTGATACAGTCACAGACATACAGGGGCAAGTGCGGCAGCTTGGTGGTGGCATAGGTCAGCGTGTCAACTGGACAATGTATAACCGACAAGCCTTAAACGCTATTTTTAACCCAGAAATTTTTGAGGGTGCTGAAGCTTTTTCACAAGTTGGCTACCGCCAGCAATGGCAACCAGCCAACAGGCGGGTGTGGGATAGTAGGGTTAGACAGGACAGGCTAAAGGGGCAGTATTATTACAATAAAGCAATGGGTCGGCTTGGTGATGATACAGTTATAGCCAGACGGCTTAGAAGTGCCCTTGCTGAAGCCCTTGTACTTGGCGAGGGTATGCCGTCCATTGCCACACGCCTTAGAGCTATCACCCAGTCCAGCCGTAAGCAAGCCATGAGAATATCGAGAACAGAAACCCTGCGAGCCTTAAACCAAGGTGCGTACCTAGCGGCAGAACAGGCGGCAAATGAGCATGGTATAGAGCTTGAAAAAGTCTGGCACTCTGCCCTTGACGAGTTTACAAGGCAATCAGAAACTGCCGACCATGTAAAAGCCCACGGTGTAACAGCCCCAAGGGATAAGCACTTTATAATTAGTGGCGAGGCTTTGATGTATCCTCTTGACCCCAATGGAAGTGCTGCCAATATTATAAATTGTCGTTGTAGTCATTCTTATAGAGTTGTTGGGATTAATCGCACCGCCACCCAGCATGATTTGATGATGGCAAATGCAGGGGTTGACAATGCTCGTGAACTACGGTATAATGAAACCAAAGAGGCGGCACGTGCCTTTGTGCGGTCTGATGCCGCCAACAAAAACCTTAATGTTGGCAACCAAAAGAAACACCTTGGCAACAACACCACAGATACTGGCGGTCGCAGTCTTATTCTTGGAGATATGGACACAGCTCAAAGTTTGGTTAATATATATCATGGTACAGGTGATTTTAAGTTAGACCGCAGGGGCAACTGGACAAACAAGGAATTTATAACTTTGGGTGAGGATGTTGGTATTCATGTTGATGGCATAACTGGAGTGCAAACACCAACAAACACTTTTGCTATTCACTACGGAAAGAGGGGGACGCATATAGTACCGTCCAGAAGGAGGTAAGGGTTTATGATTGCAATGTGGGAAGCAGTAGATAAAAACGTTAGGGTTGTCTTGGATGACAACCAGATTTTTGAGGGAGTTGCCACAGATTACACATCCGAGCTTGACAATGAGGATGCCGCCAACAAACCAGGCGTTGCCAGTATGGGTGTTCGTGTTGGCTCGACCACATTTGAATTGTATGAGGATGAAATTGTATCAATTGAACCTATAGCATAAACCAAAAACCCGCCTATGGGCGGTTTTTTATTACAGACAAAAGGGGTGAGCCATGGATTTTAAATCAAACAAAAGGGCTGTTTTAAGCCAACATAACCAAAACATTTCCAAAACCCTGCAAGCTGTGGGTTTGCAATACACCTCAAACACCATGAAGGAAATGGATGCCACAATCTACCACCAGCCCACATCAGACAGCGGCTACAAACGCACAGGGCTGTTACGTGCAAGCCAGACCCACCAAATGGACACTCCAAACAGAGAAGTTGTTGTTGGCAATTCGGCACATTATGCCCCTTTTGTGGAGCTAGGGACAAGGCATATCGAGGCTAGAAACTTTATGCAAAATGCCGCTAATGATTATCAGCAAGAGTATGGGGATATAGCTAAAGAGTTTATGGGGGAAGGGTTTTCTTAAAAGCAGTTATCAGTTATCAATTATCAGTTATTAGTTAAAACCACGCCACAGGGCGTTTTTTTAATACAAATTTATGATTAAACAGGAGGTAGACAGAAATGACAACATCATATTTAGAAGCAATTATACCCGCTACTGTAGAGGGGCGGGCGGGAATTATCCGCGCCATTTCAGAGGCAACTATTGATGGGCTTAACAGGCAAAAAGAAGAACATGACAAGGTGGTTTTAGACCTAAAAGCCCAGCTTACAACCAGCGAAACCAAGCTAAAAACCGCAGAGGGCGAGCTGGCTACTGCTAAAACTGCCCTTGCTGATGAGCAAACGGCACATACCGCCACCAAAGAAGGCGCGGCAAAAGAAGCCGAGGTTGCGGCAATGGACAATGCTGTCACCACAGCCTTAAAAGGTGCTGGGTTTGATGAACACGTCATCCCTATACTTATCAAAGCGGGTTACGACCGTGAAACCTAAAGCCAGCTAAAGACGGCACATTTACAGGTATGGACAAGCTGGTGGAGGGTTTGAAAGCTGATGAGCATTATAAAAAGTTTTTTGGCGAAGTAAAAACTGGGGGTACGCATGTACCAAGCCCCACAGGTGGCACAATTACCCTAAATCCATTTGCAGAGGGGGATGGGTATTGTTTGATAAAGCAAGCCCAACTTATGAGGGAAAACCCAGCTGCTGCTAGAGAGATGGCAGGGGCTGTTGGTATAAATCTACCAGTTTTCAGCACCGATTAGCCACAGTTTCATCATTAGACCTGCTCCGAAACCTTATTCCGCCATCTTTTTGGTCTTTTTGCCGAAATACTACAGCGTCAGAACCCTCGCATACCTTTGGGTATGCGAGGAACCTGCCCCCTTGCATTTAGGCAAAAATCCTCAAAAATCTGACGAAAGCAGGTTTCGGAGCAGGTCTATTGTGTAATACAAAAAATAAATCATAGGGTGCAAAAACGCACATGAAAGGAGTTTATATGTCAACCATTGCTAAAATTATCGAGCCAATCACCTTTAGTAATTACGTGATTGAGCAAACAAAAAAGCAGTCCAAACTTATCCAGTCTAATATTATCACTCAAGATGAGAGGTTAAATTCTCTCGTAAGGCAAGGCGGCAGAACTGTAAATATGCCTTTGTGGGGTAGGCTCGAAGGGGAAAGCGAAGTTTTAAGTGACGAGCGCGAACTAACCGTTGACGAGATTGGCACAAACAAGGACGTTGCTGTCCAGCATTTCCGTGGTAAAGCATGGGGTGCAAACGACCTCGCCTCTGCCCTTGCAGGGGATAGTGCCATGGTTGCCATCGGAAACCAAGTTACAGAATACTGGGTGGCTGATGAGCAGGACGTGCTTGTGTCTAGCCTAAAAGGCGTGTTTTCAAGTGCTGGTATGGCTGCCACCCACGTTAATTCCACTGGTGCAATAAGCCCCAAGGCAATTCTTGACACCAAGCAACTTTTGGGAGATGCTGCAAGCCAGCTTGTGACAATGTTTGTCCATAGCTACACTTTTACAGAGCTTCAAAAGCAAAACCTAATCAAATATATCCCCCTTGCACGAAGCGAGGTACTGATACCAACCTATCTGGGATATGTTCTTTTGGTGGATGATGGTATGCCAACAGACGGCACTTATTTTGATAGCTATATCATGGCAAGAGGCTGTGTCGGTCGCGGTGATGGCTTGCCTGTAGATGCCGTGCCTGTGGAAACTGACAGGAAAAAGCTGGCTGGCAAAGACATTTTAATCAACCGCCGCTACTTCCTGTTACACCCCTACGGAATTAAATGGGCAGGAGATGCCGCTGGTTTATCCCCAACCAATGCCGAGCTTGCCACAGGCACAAACTGGCAGAAAGTTTATGCCGATAAAAACATTGGCATGGTGTGCCTAAGACATACTTTGGACATTACTGGTGCGGGTACTGGTTTGAGTAGTGCCATGGCGGGGGAGATTGTGAAGTTGTTCCAAGGTATTAGTCTTGCGGCGGCTGGGACACCACAAGCCCCACAAGCACTCCAAACTTTTGCGGGGGTGGCGGGGTCAGCAACATCAACAGCCCCAGAAACGGGGACAGGCACGGCAAACCCAGACGAACCATCCTCTCTACCAACTCAAAGCGGTCTTAGAGGCATGAACACAGCAGACCTAACACAGCTTGCAGAGGCTTTGGGTGTGGACTTAACAGGTGCAACCAACAACGACCAGCGAAGGGAAGCCATTTGGGATATGATTGAAGAAATACAAAATATACAAGCGGGTGATGGCGAGGCACATGCTGGTATTAACTCCAACGAATAGTGGGGGTTGGTGCTGCTTTGGTTGGTGGGCAAGTGTGCCATACCAACCAAAGCCCTGCCGCCCTCGGAGCTTTGCGAAAATGAGCCATTAAAGCCACAAAGGAGTTGATTAAATGAACGAGCCTAACCGCTATTGTGAGCATTGTCACCAATTCCCGCACCTTAGCACCTGCCCAAACGCACCCGACCCGCCAGCTGTTTATTGCCCTGTATGCAGTAAGGATTGCGAGGACTTTTACATAGTTATGGGCAACAACGTGGCTGGTTGTGATAATTGTATCACCAAAAAAGACGCGTGGGACGTGTAATAAATCTATTAAATGGCGTTTAATTGCGGTTTGTGACTTGTAGGCTTGGTGGTTTTCGGGGTCAGTAAATATTTTAGTAAAAATAACAAGAAAAAAGTGGGCTTATTTTGTCCTTTTTTAGATTGTTTTTATATGAATGGTTGCAAGTTACCACAAACCGCAAAGCTGGCGGCTTAAACGCTGTTAAACATTCCTTAAACGGTAATGGAGATTAGGGGTGATTAATTTTTGAAACTTAATGATGTAATGTTGCTCTTAATGCAACGATTAAGAAATGCCTTTGAGGTTGTCGGGCATGAATACACAGGCGATTTTACAATCAATGACCAAGGGGAGCTATACGGCAGCAGACTGCCCCGCCGTGGTTGGGTTGCTGTAACTGGTAGCTTCCTTAATGATGGGGTGTATTTTTTTAATGGTACGTACCTATTGTCAAGCCCAGAGGACAACGACAAATCAAAAGAAGCCATCCAAACCATGCAAGAAGATTTTTCTGGCACAATATACCAGCTAAAACCCCCAGTGGGCTTTGTTGCCCTTTGCCGTGACATTAAAGCATTTTTTGAAAGCCCCGCAGGAATTGCCACAGGCGCGACCAGTATGTCCGAGTCCAATGTGGGCAGACACAAATGGTCAATTACATTTGCAAGGGATGAAAATGGCACACCCAAAGGTTGGTATGCGGCATTTGCTTCACGTATCAACAAAAGCTGGAGGCGTATGTATGAAAGCAAGTGTGTGGTTGCTTTGAATGGGGGCGGTTAAAGCCAGTTATCAGTTATCAGTTGAAAAGCGTGGGAGGTGGTCGCATAATGTTTTCGATTGGCTTTGAGAAATATTTTGAAGATTTTTATGTTCAAGAGTTTGAGGATGCAAACAGCCCCTTTCCAGATGACTGGGACAACAAGCCTCATAAAGTATGGGGTGATGGTGTAAAGGTGCGGGGGGAGCTTTTTCAGTCCTCAAGTGGTGAGCAGGGTGCGGCTGGCAGTCGTGATGTTAAAACCGAAGGGGAGTTTACAACCCACCCCACCACAGCTGTATCTGCTGGCACGGTTTTGCGAAGGGCAAGTGATGGGCTGTTCATAAGATTAACCAACGACCCCAAAGAAAGCGTTTCTTTTGCCATATCCCAGATAAAGGTTTTTGATGCAGTGGTTACGGATGGGCGAGGGTCACAAAGGGGGTCTGATTAATGAAGGTGTTTGTTAGTGAGTTGCCTAAGAATTGCGAAAGCTGTATTTTTTGGGCAAGTTTGCCAGTTTATAACCATGGTGTTTGGTGTAAGACGGCTTATGAAGGGTGCGCGCTTGGTAAAAAACCAAACAAACATGAGAATGATTTTGAAAAGCCCACGAATTGCCCACTTGTTACACCAGAAGGTTACTGCGGGGGTGAAACCCCATGAGGCACTTATCAAACGCCCTTGAAAAGTTTTTCAGCGGCTTTGTAGATACCTTTGGCAGAACAGCCGCTGGGAACCCCCTAACCCCACCACGACAACCAATGTCATCAATACCAGCCTTTAAAGAGGGCTTTGCACAAGTGGAAACTACCGAAGGCTGGCAACCCCCCGACCCGCCCTATATCATATACCAAACCAAACAGCCAGACCTTTTTGGAAATGTAATGATACGTGTGGATATTTGGGATAGATGGGCAACTCCCGCAGTTTTTGGTACTGTTGATGATATTATAAGGCAAATATCTAATGAGATACCAATATTAAGTGCCAAGGTGCTGCCCTTGGCAGACGGTGGGTCTGTGCGGCTTTTTCGTAATAACCCCTATACCAGCCACATGGCAGGGGATGATAAAGACCCCACTTGGGTGCGGGGAATTGTAAATTTAATTATAAGAGGTTACAACCTTTAGAAAGGAGCTTTAAGAATGAAAAAGAATGTTAAATACCACATAGCAAGACCAGGCAAGGTTTGGCAACACATAAAAGACGGTAAGGTTTTTGGACGTAGGCTTGGTATTAAAGGTGAGGACAAGATTGAGAATTACAGGGAAGTGCGACGGTCCGAAAAAACCAAGGACACACCCCCAGAAACCGAGGGCAAGCAAGAAAGCGACATAAACCAGCCCCAAGACCAAGACCCCGCTAAGGCACAAGCCGCAGGGGCAGACACAGGGGGCAAAACCTCTGGCAGAGCAAAACCAGCCGAGGGTAAGCCAGCGAGAGTGGAGAGCGGCAACCCCAACAATGAAAATAATGGAGGTGCATAAAAATGGCAGGAGTAATTAGACCAAACCCAACCAGCGGTATGCCCTATGTGGTAATGGACAGCGGGGTTTTGATTGCAAATTTTTATAAGAAAATGATGGCAGTAACAGATTATGCTGGCTTTATCGACCTATACCATGATGAGATGGACACAGAAAACTATCTGGGCATTACTCGTGGTGGTACGTCATCCAGCCTTGAAAGTGATGAGAGGATTATGGAATATGACGGTCGGCGTGTTCGCTCGGTAGGTGACTCTACTGTGGACTCTGCCAACCCACAAATCTCCACCACCCTCTTGGTGCATAGCGTGGATAACCTTCAAAGGGTTATGCCCATGTCGGACGTGACCTTTGAAAATGGACGTTACAATATCAAAACCCGCCTTGGCACTCCAACAGAAGCCGACCACATGGATGACCTTTGTTGGATTAGAGAGATGAAAGGCGGCGGCTTTAAGATTGGGGTATTGCACAAGGCAAGAAATACTGCTGATTATAGCCAAACAGGTGCAGACCGAAGTGAAAGTGAAATCCCAGTTACTTTTACAGCCTTTGCCAAAACTTGGGATGACACGGCATATGCACCAATGGAGGAGATTATTTTTCCACACCCAAGCCAACTTGACCCAGAAATACCAGAAACACCATCACTATCAACACCATAAAGTCAACCTAAAACCTAAATGAAAGTGAGTGTTAATTATGAAAAAAGAAACTACAAATAAAAATACTGCCGACAAAGGCAAGAAAGCCGCGCCAACCCCCATGAAAAAAATCAGCGAGCTAAACAGCGACCAGTTTTTAGGGCTGATTACAATTATTGACCCAATGCTGGGGAAGCTGATGGAACTTGAAATGGTACAATGGAAACGAGGCATTATTGTAAACGAGGGGCTTAGGGATGCCCTGCACAAATCCTTGCAGTTTGAGGACAACCTTAAAAGTGCCTTGACAAGTGTCGGGGCTGGCGAGGTGGATATTCAAAAACAATCCATTGAAGAAATGAAACAATTGATGACTGAAGAGCAACACAAGGAAATCTTTTCAGAAGGCTTTTTTGATGAAAAGGCTCGGCTGGACAAGTTGTTTGATGATGAGTTTGCGAGTGCTGGACTTAGGGATAGCGCGTCAATCCTGTCTGCCTTAAAAGCATTGCCAAGCAAATCTTTGCTCTCCGATGCCTTGGCTATACTTTCACCAGATACCGCTGAAGAGCTGCAAACAAAGCAGGGTGCGGCAATAATCACCCTTGCCTTGAAAAACATTTTTAAAGACGAGGACTTTCAGTCTTTTTTAGCCTCTATGGGGTAAGCAAAAACCACAGGCAAAAAATGCTTATATACATGGCAGAGCTACCCCGACCGCTAAAATTACCCGCCTTTTTAGAATATGCCAAAAACAAGTACGCCCACGATACCCTTCGTGAGGAGTATTTTTTTGATTGTCTGTGGACAGGTGCAACAGGTTTTCAATTTAACGAAAGTGATGCACCCAAAAAGACCCCAGAGCATGAAACGAGGGCAACCCTAGAACGGTGGGGCGTTGTTATATCTGATGAATGGCAACAGGGCAAACAGGCAGAAATGAAAGCGAAACAGATGACTAAAGAAGATGTTAAACAGCGTTTAAAGGCACTTAAAGCTACGCTTTGAGTGCAGTTATCAGTGATTAGTTATCAGTTAAAACCCCTAGAGGATAACTGATAGCTAATGTAGGGGTTTTGACCTTAACTGATAACTGATAACTAATCACTGATAACTAGACCGAAGGGACGGTGGCGGTTGTATGGAACTATTTTCAATTTACGGCAGAATAGGTCTGGACAACCGCCAGTTTGTCCAAGGTGTTAATGATGCCGAGCGGCAAGGGCAATCTCTTGGCACGTCCTTTGGGCGTGTGGCTGGTGGCATTGTAAAGACGGGGGCGGCAATCGGTGTGGCTGTTGCTGGTGTTGGCGTAGCTGCTATGAATGTTGGTGGGCATTGGGAAGCCATGGGAAATTCCATACAAGCCCAATCTGGCATGTCTAACGAAGCCCTGCAGGGCATGAAAATGTCTTTTCGTGATGTTGCTTTAGAGGGCAACTTTACAGCCGACATAATCCTTGCAGCAACAGAAAAGATAACCACCAGCACATCCACAGCAGAGGATAAAATTCTAAAAATGGATGCCGCTATGAACTTTGCGGCAGCAAATGGTTTCGAGCTTGGCAATTCTGCTTACTTTTTGTCAAATATGCTGCTTAAAACAGGCAAAGATGCAAGCTATGCCGAACGATATACAAACCTTTTCACCCACGGCATAATGAACACAAATATAGGCTTGTCCAGCCTTCAAAACTATATGTTCCGCATGACCCCCGCATTTGAGCAGTTTGGGGCTTCTGGTGAGACTAATGTTGCCATCTTGACCAGAATGTACCAAGCGGGGATACGCGGGGCAAATCTTTACAGCGGCATGGGTACTTTGATGATGGACTTTGCCACATCAAACGACATTTCAACAGCCGCAATAGGGCGCTTTAACATAGCAACCATTGACCAATACGGCAATGCAAGGGATAACAAAGAAATGATGTTTGACCTAGCTGATGCCATGGCGGGTTACGCCGACCAGATAGAAGTTGCAAGATTTATCACCGACAACATGAACCAAACCCAGCAAGCGGCTTGGTTTGAGTTTATGAACCTATCACAGGAAATACGCCACGAAGTTATCCCCAGCTTTTACCGCGCTACTCTTGCCTATGGGGATTATGGCGTGGCGGCACGGGCGGCGGCTGAAAATAACCAAGGCTTTGCAGGGTCGCTGGCACAAATCCGTGCAGCAGGAAATGATGCCCTTCTAACTATTTTTGAGGTTATAAACGCCCCTGTTTCTGATGCTTTGGCAACAGCCGCTGGCAAAGCCACAGATTTTGCCATGTCCTTGCGTGAAGGGGGAGATTTGCACCCTCTTGTGGTGGACTTGGGCGGCTCAATTGCAAACCTAGCAGAAACCGCTATGGACTTTGCAACAACCATAACCCCGCTGGCTTTGCGGTTGTTACCAATGGCGGCAACTGCACTGACAACGGTGCTTGACGTGGCTGGTCCACTCGCTCCAGTTATCGTAAGCGGGGCGGCGGCATTTGCCCTTTACAAAAAAGCCATGCCAGCAAGTGATGTGGTGCGGAGTGTTGTGGACGGCATCAAAGGCATGACTGCCGCAACCAAGGCACAAAAAGCCATGTCCGCAAATGCCATGACAGCAGAACAGGCAAGAACAGCCGCAACTTTGGCGGCTGGGAAAGCCGACACCGCAAGAACAGCGGCAACAAAAGCACAAACCGCCGCAGATGCCCTTGCTGAAAAGGCTAAAAATGCCAAGACAAACGCCATCAAATGGCAAACACAGGCAACAAACGCCCAAAAACGTGCCACAGGTCTTGCAAGGGCGGCAACCATAGCAGAAACCACCGCAACCACAGCCCAGACTACCGCAACAACGCTGGGTACAGCCGCCAAGGGCAAAGCAACCGTGGCAATGCGGGGGCTTAATGCGGCAATGAAAGCAAACCCTGTGGGGCTTGTTTTGGCTGGTGTTACGGCATTAATTAGTGCGGTTAGTTTCTTTAGTAACCGTACCAACGAAGCCAGAGAAGCCCAGCGTGAATGGCGTGAAGAAAACCAGCGCGTAATTGAAAGTGCCAGGGATTTACGCACAGCACTTACAGAAAGTGCCGAGGCACATGGCACACGTATGCAAGCCGCAAGTGATGATGCTCGTATCGCTGGCAATCTATTTAACCAGATAATGGAATTAAACCAAGCCGAGGAGCTTACAGCTGCCCAACGTGCAAGAATGGCAGGGCTTGTGGCTACCCTGCATGATACAATGGACGGCTTAACCCTTTCTTTTGACCAAGAAACAGGGGTGCTTGCGGGCAATCTGGAAATGATAGAAGCCCAAATTTCTGCAAGGCAAGAGCAAGCTCGTGCGGCTGCCCTTCAGGAGCGAGCCATTGAACTGTCACGTGAGCAGATTTTGGTTGAAGAGGAAAAATACGCCCTTCAACAACGCATAAACGAAGTTTCGGCAAGAGCCGTGGCAGAGCGTGAACGCTTAACTGCCGCTGGTGTTGCCGCCACCAACTCTGATAATTATTTCCGTATGCAGTTGGCGGAGCTAGGTGAGGAGATGAGTGGGCTTCGCCAACAATATGCAGACACGGCAGATGCCATCAACCGCAATGCCAACACCATGGCGGTTGCTCATTATCAAATGGCAACAGGTGCAACCGCCGCCGCTGATAGCATGATTTATGATGCCGAGCGGACAGAGAGGGTTATACAAGCAAACAAAGACGCACAAATGGCGGCATTAGATGCCCTTGGCGGGGCTTATGAAACAATAGCAAGCCGTGCCACAGATGCTTTTAATCGTATGAATAGCGAAACCAGCCAGACCCTGCGAGAGAGCCAGCAAACTCTTTTGCATAATGCAGAGATGACCCGAAACTGGGGTGACAATATCGCCGCCATTATTGCCGAGGCATCAGCTCGTGGTATGGAGGATTATCTTGACCATATCCTAGAAATGGCAAACCGTGGGGCGGGTTATGCCGCCATGATGGTTGATGACATGGATTTTGTCTTTGGGGACTTAGCTACAGCCTTTGGTGAAGCTGGTGAAGCATCTATTGACAAACTGGTGGCTGTGTATGGTGTCACGGATGAGGTGGCACGCGCTGCCGCTGGGCTTGCAGGGGCAGTGGATGATAGCATAACCCAGCGTTTATATGAAGCTGGCTTTTTTGCCATGGGGTCAAAAGTATCTGATGACCTGGCGGCGGGTATCACCGCAAGTCTTGCGGCTGGTCGTAATGCAGGGGTGGCACTTGCGGCAGCCGTTCACCGTGGTTTTGAAGATGGTGCAAATGCAGTCAATCCCTATATGCTGTTTTATGATGCGGGTGAATACTCGGTACAGTCCGCTGTAAAGGGTATTTATGATAACGCAGACACCGCAACAAAAGCGGGGGATTTTCTTGCAAGCTCTATGGGGTCATTTGCAAGAGAAATGGGACTTGCAATTCCCAAGGACATTTCTGACGGTATGGCAGATGGCTTGCCCTTTGTACTTGACGAGGCAAGCACCCTGTCAAATGGTATCTTTTCCAAAGCCAGCGAATGGATAACAGAATACCGCCGCCACAGCCAGCACACCCTTGAAGGAGAGCTTGCAAAGTGGCAAATGCTAACAAAAGAATATACAGAGCATAGTGCAACCCGCCTGTATATCATGGGCAACATTGCACGTATAGAAAACCAGTTAAATACCGAATACGTTGCAGGGCGCGAACGCGCCATGCGTGAAAGTTACGAACATTCCCGTAACTGGTTAAGCCGTGAGGCACACTTTGGAAGGCTTACCACCGAGGAGCATGTAGCAGGGCTTGAGCGAATGCTTGCCCGTGAATATATGGGCACTGCCGAGGTGGAGCGGTTAGAGCGTGACTTACATACCCAGCGTATGCGGCTTAATGATGAGCGGCGGGGGGCGGCTGAAGAACACGCCAGAAAGGTGCTTGGGCTTAACGAGCAGATAATGGCGGCTGAAATGCGTTATCAGCAAGCTGTAAACCAAAGGGCGGGTAATATCGCAAGCCCCCTGCGGTTGTTTGATGGTTTCGAGCGGCGGGTTGATACTTCAAGAGAAGATGCCGCCCAGTCTGCTCGTGAAAATGTTGTAAATATTGAAGAACAAATCAGACGTTTACGAGCAGACCACCAAAACCAACTGGCAAACCTTCACGCCCAAGAGGAAGCCATCAACAACGACTGGGAAATGGCGTGGGATGTGCGGGAGAGGCGTATTAACGACCTTCACGCACAGGAAATGCAGATGAGGGCGGAATTACGGCAAGCCGAGCGGGAGCTACGTGAAGAGCGCGAAGCCGCAATAGAAGCACGCGCTAAAGCTGAAGAAGAAGCCGCCAAAACCGAAGGGCAGATTTTGAAAAGAGGTTTGCAACAGCAGTATGACGAAATGCGTAGCTATATGGAAAACATGACAGCCCTTCGGGAGCGTGGTTTGTATGATGGCTTTGTGGCTGCTGTTGCTGGGGCGGGTCTTGCAGCTAACGCCGATATTGAAGCCCTTTTAGAAAAATCACAATATGAGCTTGAAGCCTATGTACAACTGTGGCAAGACAAGCACGAACTGGCTCGTCAGCTTGCCATTGCAGAGCTTGAACCCCTTCGAGAAGAAACCGAGCAGGAGATTAGGGGGCTTGCTGAACAGCTTGAATATCTTGGCGAAACCGTGTTTGTAGATGCTGGCGTTTCTGCTATGGAAGGTTACGCTAAAGGCATGATTAAGGGTATGGGGGATGTAAGAGAGGTTGTGGGTAACACTAATTTTGGTCTTTTCTTTGGCGGTGCAGGTGCTGGTCTTGGTGCGGGTGATAATTACGACATATCAGACACGGTGGATATTTTATCTGAAAAAGTGCAAGTCTTTAACGAGCGTTATGCAGAAATGAAAGACATTGTGGCAAGGGCATTTACAGATATGGGGCGTAAGTCCAGCGACATCTTACGCCAGCTAACCACCCGCAATGATAACTTCCTACGGACAGAAGGTCGCTCTACAGGGCGAAACTTCTTTAACTCTCTAGGGCAAGGGCTTATTGATGTGGAAGCAAGCCTACTGGCACAAGCTATGCACACAAGAAACCAGATAATTGCAATGTTTAGCCAGAATAGTAGTGGTTTTGGTGGTTTTAATTCCTTTGGCGGTAGTGTTGCCAGCTTTTCAGCTCCAGTTAGTTTTGCGGGGGCAGTAAGCCCTGTGGGTTTTGATGGTGGTGGCAGCATTATCATCCAGCAAGAAAATACCTTTAATGGCGTAGAAAAAGACCAAATGCCATATCGTGTTGCAAAAACCACAAAACAAGTTTTGGAGATTGGCGGTTTTTAGCAATATCAAAAACTTGTATATTTTGCCATCTTGTGTTACAATTTGAAAAAACGCATGGAGGTAATTTTATGAAAAAGTTTTTAGGCATCTTTATGTTGCTGGGTCTTATGATATTTCTGGCGGCTTGCAGCGGTGATGACGAGGGTCAAGCCATTGCAGAGCGCAACACGAATGTTGCAACTGGAGTGGTGGAGATTGTTGACTTGTTTTTGGATAACAGCATCACCGCTGATGAAGCCCAAACCAGAGTGCGTGACCTTCCTGGTTTTGAAGAGGGCGGCACGGATGACTCGGCAATCGGTCTTTTCCGTCAGATGTTGCAAATTTCTCTTGACTCTTCCGCTTGGAGCGACACCCCAGAAAATCGTGAATACGTTTTGGAAGATAGAAACCGCTTGGCAACAGAACTTGGGCTGCCATTGCGATAACCACACTAATAATGCAAAAACCGCCTAGCGTGGCGGTTTTTTGTTACAAAATAGGAGAGGGGGTTGTTCTGAGATGCTAGTAACACCACACGTAACCCTAAAATACATAAACGCTGCAGGGCGTGATATGTCATTCAATTACTTTTATGATTTTGTAATTGAAAAGTGTATCGAAGAACAACCCAACAACATTTACAGCGTGGAACAGGACGGTATTGATGGTGAGTTTTTTACAGGCATGAGGATGGGCAAACGCTCCATCCGCTTGCTTGGCTATGTAAAAAACAGCGGGACAAGCCTTCACACCGTCAAGCAAGCCTTGGGTTATGTGTTTAACCCTACACTTTCTGGGGTTTTGCATTATTCACATGCACTAATGCCACGAGCGTCAAAGTCTATCCCCTGCAGGCTTACAGAATTATCAGAGCCAGTTTGGGATAACAAGCGCGGCAAGCTAACCTTTGATATTTTGCTAACCGCCCTTGACCCATACTGGCGCGGCAATGCCCACACCGAAGTTATTGCCAAAAACCAAAGAAAATGGCGTTTTCCCACAAGGCTACCCGCAAGACCAAGGGGCTTTGTTTTTGATGTGCGGCGGAGCGGGCTTACAAGCATATTTCAAAATATCGGCAATGTTCGCACGGGATTTGAAGCCACCCTGCGAGCGGTGGGCGGCACGGTTGTTAATCCAGAAATTTATGACGTAACCAGCGGAAAGCGGCTTGTGCTTAATTTAACCATGCAACCAGCAGACGTGGTGCATATAATCAACTTCCCACTACTTAAAAGGGTATTTATAAACAGTGTAAATGGTTTTAGCACCCTAAACACAAGAGCTGAAAACTTTGGTTTCTTCCTAATAAATGTAGGCGAAAACCATATCGGGTTTAGAGCAGAAGAAAATGTAAGCAATCTTCAAGTATCAATACGTTATACACCACAGTTCACTTTTGCTGAAGGATAGTTTAAACAGTTATCAGTTATCGGTTATCAGTTATCAGTTGAAAACCTTTGTTACTTGCACAAGGTGTTGGCTGGCAACTGGTTTTTGGTTTTAACTGATAACTGATAACCGATAACTGATAACTGATAACTGATTTTAAGGGGGTGGGATTGTGATTGAAATATATAAAGATTGGCAACTGCAAACATCTCACCCAGTTTTTTCAAGTTTTATATGGCGGCGTAGGTTTTCAACTGCTGGCGAGTTTCAATTCGTTACACAGTTTCAACCAGAGGAAATAGGGGCGTTGCAGTTTGGGGAGCTACCACAGGAGCAGTTTAATGATTATTGGCATTATTTCAAGCCCATGCAAGTGGACAGACAGGGGCGGGTGACAGACCGCGGCAACATCATTTTTAAGCCCGATACAAACGAAGCCGCTTTTATAACCAGCCGCCAAAAGATGGATACAATAAACGGCGGGCAGATAATGGTGGTGCGGGGCTTCACTTTGCCCATCTTGTTTGATAGGCGGGTTGTTACGCTGGAGGGGTCTTTTAGCTTGCAAGCCTTGCTGTCAAATATTATAAACAACAACTTTTTGGCGGGGGCTGGGGGTAATCGCTCAATGGTCGATGTGCTTACGCTGTTGCCATTCACAGCCCCACCCACTACAATCTTTGCCCAGTATCGCCAAAGAACAGCAAAGTCAATTTTAGATGACTTGCTTGGCGAAAACAACATGGGTGTCCGCATTAACAAAAACTTTGACACAAGAATGTTTGATATTGAATTTTACCATCCTGTTGAAACGGATGTGGTTTTCAATAGAGATTTTAACAATATTTTAGAACAAGATTTTTCTGAAGATACAGAACGCCACAAAAACGTGGTGTTTGTGGGTGATGATTTTATACATAACAATACTGCACACAGGGGCTTTGACCGCTTTGAAATGTCCGCACCCTTACCACAGCCACAAGCACAAACGCCAACACAGGCTGCCGTTGATGCCATGTTTCACAACAGGGCAAGGCGAACCCTAAGCAGCATTATAAACCCATATAACTACCAATACCAGTATTTAACCGACTGGGATTTGGGAAGTGTGGTTTTGTCACAAAGCAGGGCGTTGGGTTTTGAGGAGCGAGAGATAATAACTGAGATAACAGAACGCCATGACGTGGAGGGTTTTAATATTACCGTAACCACAGGCGACTTTATGGAGAGGGGGCGTTAAATATGCCAAATGACATTCCAATAGGAAACGAAATGCAAATGCTTTTCATGCCATACACATCAGAAGAGATAATAGACCAGATAACAGGTCAGCCCACAGGGGAATTTACCAATGAACTTACAAGCCGCGACTGGGCAAGGCATTTCAAACAGTGGATAGGCAACGGAGTATATCCAAACCCATCAACAGGCTTGCGTATGGATAGCATCCATGGCTCTATGGTGCTAACCCTGCGGATGGGGGCGGCATTTGCCGAAGGGCATACCTTTGTAATGGACGAGGCAGATTTTGAAATACCAATCCCTGCTGCACATTTAACGCTGGGTAGGCGTGATATTGTTGTGATACGCCACGACATAAACACAAATGCCATGAAGCCTATACTTAGGGTGGGTGTTCCTGCCCTTACGCCCCAAGTGCCGCAATTGCAAAGAGATGATGATGTGTTTGAGTTAATGGTGGCAGTTATCACAGTAAACCCCAACGCACAGGCTATTACACAGGCAAACATCCTTGACACAAGGCTAGACAGAACCGTCTGCGGTATTGTTCATGGATTAATTGACCAAACGGACACCACAGATATTTTCAAGCAATACTTTGTTATTGTTGAGGAGTTGCTAGAGTTTTGGACAAACGAACGTCTAACTTGGGAACAAAAACAAGAAGCTTGGATAAACGCGCAAGAAACCTTTATGCGCGACTGGGAAAACAATTCCACCAATTGGTTAGAGGGCTTCAAAACTAGATGGCAAGACCTTATCGCCGCCCTTGAAACCCAAACCCTCACCTCTATAAATCTAGACTTTGATGCAAGTTGGACAAAGCGCGGGTGTACCTATAAAAGAATATTTTTAGAGGACGGTTCACGCTATGAAACTTGGGTGGTAAGAGCCACCAACATGCTACTTGCAGAACGCACAACGGTTTGGACTCCAGGGTACAGAACAGTAACCACAAGATTTTTCCCTTGGGAAATCAACATGCCAGAGGAAGAGCCAAACACCATTATAACTATAAAATGGGAACAGACAATGGTAACTAATTTTACCACAGGCGAAACGGAGGTGTATTGATGCTTGGAGCAGATTTTGAAAAATTTGGTAATGATGAATTACTAACAAAGGGTGGCGGTGAAGTTACCGCGCTTAATAGGATGGTAACAGCAGAAGTGTGGACTGGGTATACTATTGCTGGGTACGCAGCAGCTCCTGTTGCTAGGCACGCGTCAGCAGATTTAAGTGTTGTGACAAACCTAGACCCAACTGGACACCAGCGAATGTTAGTGGAACAAGTGCGCGGAAACGTTATTGAGGCTACTATCCTAGCTCAACAAGGAAGTGCTTTTTCGCCTACGATACTCAGAAGCGTGTCAGCCGACGGAAATACTATATGTTTAGTTTACATGTCTGGTAGTCCTAGCGTTGTAACTATAGCCGTTTGGACAAGAGAAAACAGGGAAGAAGGCTTTGCTCAAACAGCATTTTTCCAGGAAAGCGGAACGCTTTGGAGTGTAGCGGGCACAGGTGTTACAGCTGGAACTGTGCAACTGTCTATGAACTTTGACGGAAGCGTTATTATTGTTACAGCTCCAGGAAGTAGCGCTTCCCAAGCTAGGCTACTTCGCTTTACAAGGCAACTGGACAGAACTTATATACGTAGTGTGTGGACGCAAGCTCAGATAACCGCTCTTCTAAATGCTGCTATGGTGGGCACAACCATAGGAAGTGGCGTTGTATCAGTAGTTACGAGTGCCATCCCTGTTGAAGTAGACGCTTCTGGAATTAATGTAGTTCGTGTAAACTTTGTAGCAAACTTTGTTGGTGGTGGTTCAACTCCTATAACATCACGCACTATATTTTGGGAAGATACACAATGGGTTGTTGAACCTGGGATAGCGGTTATACCACCAGGTATTGAGATGCCAGACAGAACACGTTTACTCGTTGCAGTTAGTGCAGTTAACGTAGCCAGCCAACTGACAGCAGTCCCGATGACAGGCGGTTTTAACATTGAAATCAGTAGGCTTAACTGGAGGAGTGTACTGCGTACACAACAAGTATTTTCTAGAACTTATATTGAGCAATTAGCGGGTTTGGGTATGGTGGCTGCACCAACACAAATTAGTGTCCATAACGTGGCAGATAAACTGTATTTGAGCTTCCGCGTGGTTGGGCAGTTCTTGTCCGCAGCTCTTGGTCAAGTTATCGTTAACGCAGTCGTGGAAATTAACCCAGAAACACTGGAAGTAAGCCCAATTCCAATTTTTACTAATGTGCGTTCTGTAAGCACCACTTCTGTACTAAGTGTAATCAGCCCAAAGGAAATCGCGCTAGTCCATCCAGCAAACCCGTTAGCTACTGCAACATTAGAAGTGTTTACTCTACAAGACCAGTACATAGCAGAATTGTTGAGGTGATGGTATGAACAAAACAATTGCACAGATACATAGTGAAGCTTTACAAATGAAAACGGTTGCACTGCTGGAATTACTCGCGCAAAGCAGTGGTATTATACCAGCAGACACAGACACCATAGCCCAGGTACAAAGAATTAATATAGCAAGTGCGGGTATGAACATTACGCCAATTGACCCCTACGCTGATTGGGCATTAGGCAAGCGTGTTCAATACGGTCAAGTGGTACAATGCAACGGTCGGTATTGGAAAGCTTACACGGAGCATATTACACAAGCCAACTGGCAACCAGATGAAGCACCAGAATTATGGGTTTGTGTAGACGTGGATGCGGATAGCAATATAACCACTTGGGAAGCCGATATACCCTTTGAACTTGGAGATACAGTGAAATACAATGGTGTCACATACCAAGTTACTCAAGCGCACAAATCCGAGAACGGGTTAGAGCCGTTTAATGCTCCATATCTATATGCCGAGAGTGACGGGGTGTTAGAAATTGGGAGGAGGGATTAATTACATGAACAATGACGAAAGATTGTTTGAACTTACAGGCAAGGTAGCTGCAACAGAAGTTAGTGCCGCATCTGCCCACAAACGTCTTGACAATCTGGACAAGCTAACAAATAGCGTGTATACCCTCGCATCCAGTGTGGAGGGCATGTCTGCCGAGGTTAAAGGCATGATGCAGATAATGGTTGGGGTACGAGAAAGCCAGCGCGACCAAGGCAAGCGTCTTGGCAAGCTAGAAAAAACCGTTGAGGGCTTGCCATGGCTAAAAGAGCGGCTGGATGACAAAGCCGGCAAGCTAGACGAGGTGCGGCAAGAACCCGCTAAGAAGTGGAAAGCTGTGGTGGGTTATGTGATAGGTGGTGTGGTTACTTTGATTATCGGCTTTTTGGTTGGTGGTCTTTTTTATTAAATTTTATTAAATTTAAGGGGGTAGATATTATGGACAGCTTCATCCCATGGGTCGGGGGCAAGCGCGCCTTGCGTAAGACCATTTATGAATATTTTCCAAAGCCAGAAACTACAGAAGGCGGCAAAAGCAAACCCGCCTTTGACAGATACATAGAAGTCTTTGGCGGGGCGGCATGGCTATTATTTTATAAAGACAAACACGCCCCATTTGAGGTTTACAATGATGTTAACGGTGAACTTGTTAATCTGTTTCGTTGTGTTAAAGAGCATCCACAGGAACTTGCCAAGCAGATTGATTTTAATTTAATTTCAAGAGAAAGGTTTATGGCATACAAAGACCAAGACCCGCAATATTTAACCGATATTCAAAGGGCGGCACGGTTCTTGTATTTAATAAAGCATAGTTTTTGCTCAAACACCACTAGCTTTGGGGCAAACCCTCGGCTTATGCCCTCACTTGAATTGATGGAGAAGGTTGCCCAGCGTTTAGAGCGGGTTATAATTGAAAACAACAGTTTCGAGCGCGTTATAAAACAATACGACCGCACAGGTTCTTTGCTATATCTTGACCCGCCGTATCACACCACGGAATATTTTTATAATGGTGGCAAGAGCAAAAACGGCAAAGCTGGCAACCGCGGGGATGGCAAGGGCGCTGGGTGTAGCTGTGGTAATGGTAATGACAAAGGCAGTTGTGGTAATAACAGCCAACTTGTTTTCGGTGCTGATGACCATGTAAAACTGCGGGATATGCTTGTTAATATCAAAGGCAAGTTTATTTTGTCTTATAATGATGATGAGTTTTTGCGAGAACTTTACAAAGACTTCAATATCCACGGCATAACAAGGAGCAATCCAATGACCGCCCAAACAGGCACAACCAAGGATTTTAAGGAGTTGATTATCACTAATTTTTAAGAAGGGTTTAAGGGGTGTTTAAGAGCTAAGACCCGCAACCCGCCACAATTTGCAAGCCCTGCGGGGTCTTTTTTGATTGGCGGACATCTTTACAAAATGGTTTGCTGTAAAACACCCCCAAAACCATGTATTATTAAATCAACAAAACCAGTTAAACCAGCAAAAATAAGGAGATGATATTATGAAAAAAATCGGAAGCAGAAAGTTGTGGTGTGCTATCACCACCACCCTATTAGCAATTGCCGCTCTATTTTTCGCACCAGAAACTGTAGAGAATGTTGAGCAATTTTTGGTGGCACTATCACCCATTTTGGCGTACATACTGGGGCAGTCTGCCGTGGACTGCTGTGCCATGGTAAAAGGCAGAGGCGACGAGGGAAAGGGGCTGGGAAAATGAGAAAAAGAGTTTTTATTGACGCAGGACACAACCCAACAGGCACATTTAACACGGGGGCAGCGGCAAACGGCATAACCGAGCAGGATGTTGTTTTTGATGTTGCCCTTGAGATGGGGCGGCTTTTAGAGGGGGACTTTGATGTTAAATTATCGCGCCCCACCAAAGAAACGGTGCTTGGCATGAACAACGTATCAGCAATCAACGCCCGCTGGCAAATGGCAAATGAGTGGCTGGCGGATATTTTTATATCTATCCACGTCAATGCTGGCAGTGGCACAGGCTTTGAAACATTTTTCTTTGATGCTGGACCTGCCAACACCAGAAGTGTCCAGTCCAACGCCCTGTCACGTGCCATCACCGATAACTTTATTAAAGCAACAGGACTGCGCGACCGCGGCGTAAAGCCCGACACCCGCACCAATTTAGGTGCAATTGGTGTGCTTAGACAAACCACCATGCCAGCTACGCTAGTAGAGCTTGCCTTTATCGACAGTCCCCGCGCTAATCCAGATGTAGGGCTTTTAATGCACTTTAGAAATGAAATGGCAGAAGCCTTAGCCAAAGGAGTATATGCCTATTTTGGTATGGAAATGGGCGATGATGACACAACCATAAGTCCATCCACAGAAACAACCCCAAACACCGAGAGCGAGCCAGAAACCCCAACTCGCCAAGTATTTAACACAATCCAAGAAGTGCCAGACTGGGCAAGACCCACCATTGAAAAACTTGTTGCGGCAGAGGCTTTGCAAGGCAATGGTGGTGGCAATCTTGACCTTTGCAAAGTAATGCTTAGGGTGTTTACGGTGCTTGACATGATGGGTGTGTTTAATAGAGAATACGAAAGCGGGAGCTATGCTGGTTATACCAGCAACACGGCAGATACCACAGATGACAGCACAGACCAACCCACCCGACTTATACCAGAACCAACACGACCGCCGCCAATAACACCACAAGCACTAACTACATCACAACCACAGACCCCCATACCACGACCCCACAATCAAGATGAGTGGAGTTTAACGGACTTTGAAATGGAAGCCCTGTGCAAAATGGTCTGGGCAGAGGCAAGGGGAGAAGATGACCATGGGCAACGATTAGTTGTTCATGTAATATTAAACCGTATGGCAGACCCAACCTTCCCTAATAAACTACTGGAAGTGCTGTTTCAGCGTAATGCCTTTAGTCCTGTACGTGATGGGGCATTTAACCGTGCCACACCAGATGAAGGCATAAGGCGTAATGTGCTGCTGGCACTATCCGAACCAGACCAAGCGAGGGGTGCAACATTTTTCCGCACTATAAAAGGGGCTGATGATGTGCCAGAAGGCAAGTGGAGCCACGAAAGAAACTTAACCCGCCTGCTTGACTACGGCAAACACCGCTTTTACAGATAA